GCTGTAATACCAATATTATATTTTCCCATTGTCTGGAATTCATTTGGAACTACAATATGAAAATGAATATCTGGTTGTCTATCCATATTTGGGTTCGGCAGTAATCTCTCTATAATAGGTTTATCATATGGATTTTTCTCATCAAGTGCATTCTGTGGTGTTGCCCCCCAACGAACTGGCCAAATTTTAATATCAAATTTGTCCATTGCAATTAATGACCTAACTATATCTCTACTGTGAGAACCATAACCACTTCTCGTGCCTACGGGTGCTGTAACTAATACTAATGGTTTACTCATCTATCCCTCTTATTTAAATGGTGATTCGAAAACTTTTTTAAAACCGTTTATAACTTTTGTCCAAAAAACATCACCAGGATTACTCCGTCTACGATCTTTTGTTTTCCGTCTTGAAGATTTTCTTGGTGCACGTTTCTTAGTCGTTGTTTTCTTTGTCGTTGTCGTTTTCTTCTTTGCTCTTGGCATTTTATTCTCCTATGCTTTATATAACGTAAATCTTTTTCTTGGTGTCCATTTTTCAAATGCTGTATCCATATCATGAACAAATCGTTCACACATATGTTTAGCAGACATTCCAATTTCTTCTTTTAACATCCACTCTCTACCTTTTTGTCCAGCCTCTTTTCGTTCTTCTAATGGTGTATCATACCACTCTTTAAGTCTCTCCGATACATCATCCCACCTACACCTATCGTCAAAAATATATGGTGTTGGGATTGAACCTTGTAATGAACGATTTGATGGCCAAACTGGTTTTACCCATTCACCCCAAGTTAAATCTTTATTGTCTTTCCACTTTTTATCATCATGAAATGAATGTATTTCTGAATAATCTTCGTGTGTGACGTGTTTCCCCTTTAACTTAAACCCACATTGATCCTGTAACCCACCTGTGACATTTACAATAATTGGAGTTCCTGCCATTACTGCCTCTGCAGTTCCTAATCCAAATCCTTCATTAGAAGCTATATTAAGTTGAACATCTGCTATATTATAAATAAAATTTAATTGTTTATCATCTAATTTTTCGTGTGAAAAAACAACATCATAATCAGAACAAATATTTCTAACCACTTCTGGTAAATCAGTTCCATTATTATCTACTGGTTGTGTATGCATTATCAATACACATTTCTCAGATTGTTCTTTAGGTAACATATCACAAAATGTTTTATATGCTAAGATAACATCAGCAGGTAGTTTTCTACGAATATTTCTATTGTTCCAAAATACTACAAAATCTTTTTCTTTATTATTTAATATTTTTCTTTTATATAGTTCTAATTCTTGATATTCTTGTACCTCTAATTCTCCAATAGGATAAAACTTATCTTCAGGAATACCATGTGGAATATATGTACAATCCCAATCTGTTCTTGGTTTCGTTTCTGCTACATTATTTACAATATTTACAGTCTGTTTAGATATATTCATAATCAAATCTGATGATTCATAGAAAAACTCATTATATCTTGGATAAGGTAAATCATCCCATATATTATAATAGAATATAGGAATGTGTTGTCTAAGTTCATGTTCCATCTGATACAACCAAACCCAAAATCTTGGGTCTGTATAATGTAATATTGCATCTGGTTTTTCTATATTCATTATCTGTCGAAGAAGTTCTTGGTTTCCATAACCACTTATTGGATATATTTTAAGATATGCATCTTCTATTCCAGTTTCTTCACGAATTGAATCCTGCATATCTACCACTTTACCTTCTTCGGGGTGTTTTATAGCACCACCTGCCTGAACCCAATCATACTTATCTATTGTTCCCAGCACAAAGTTCTTTGAAACTGTACCAACTCCACTTGACATTCTTAAATCATCTGAAAGTAACAAAATTTTCTTTTTGGACATATAACCCTCTTTGTTATAACTTTTTAAAAATTACTACCACTAATCTGCAGTTCATCATACTCCACAATAGACTTTTTATATTCTTCACTCTTTAAATATTTGTCCATTGACCTATTTACTAACTTTTGTAATGTGAATTCTTCACTTAAAGCAACACCCCTAAATCTCTTATATAAATCACTTATGATTTTAACGGATGTAAGCTTTGTATTACTTTTCATATTAATCTCCATATATACATATATATAAGTATAAGTCTAATCCAAAATAACAACTTTTTTATTTAGTTTTTCAGCATGACCTATTGTATCTAATGTGCCGTTTGAATTGTATCCCTCTGGTATGAATGCAACTATATAATCACTATATTCAGCGATTTGTTTATTTCGGTCAAAAAAATTGACCACATGGTATCTTTTTCCGTAATTATCCCTATCTAAGATACAATGTTGATTATATTGATAGTGTGCAGGTGGAAATTCTACATAATTCATATCAAATTCTAATGCAAATTTCTTTGCGTAACCATCTGCACCCTTTGGTTGTCCACCACTTACTACTTCAACATCTTCTCCAAATTGTTCTTTGAGTTTATATACAAACTCTTTAATTTTTCTTTTATTAGTATATTTTCGTGCCCCTACTATACCAACTTTTTTCATTTATCTAATCCTCGTAGTCATTTCTTTTTTGTTTTCTCTTAGGTGGTCTATCATCTCTCGATGGTTTCGGTGAAGTAACAAACTTTAGACAACCACTAAATTCGTCTAATCCTTTTAATACTCCACTAAGTTTCCACCGAGTATCATGTACATATTGAAATCTACAAGGATACTTCTCGTCCTTATCATCATTATGTATAATATTATACCAAGTATATTGAGCATGGTCTGACTCTCTATTTGGTCGTATTGTAGTTTTATAGTGAAGTATACGTTCATACTTTTCTATAAATGATTTTAAATCTTTTGCCGTTATTTCGCCATCATCATACCACAACTGAAGTTTAAAGGTATGTATCTTGTAAATCTCATGAATTTTATCTACTACAGACGATTCCAAAGGATCATTCATAAAATCTGAAAGTTTTATTCTTAACGCGTAAATTGCTCCATTCATACTTTTACTCCATTCTTATCACATAACTCTGGTTTATCTCTGAAATCACACCACCTACAATTTTTCTTTGAAGGTAGTTTATTATAAGTATGGTCATCTCTATATTCTCCGTCATCGGTGAAACAGTCGTCCATAAATAATTCTAACCTTCTAATTACTTTATTAATTGATGGTTTACCATTTGCTGGTGTAAATGTTTGTATTCGTTTTTGTGGAAAATCCATATTTTCATATAATTTTCTCTTTACTATGAAATACTCTACTTCAATTCTATCCATCGGAACATCATGTTGTTTAGAATAAAATTGTTTATACAATAACAATTGGTCTGTTTTGTTCTTATCAGCCTTTTGATACTTATTCCATCCCATAGTAGATGTTTTAATGTCAATAATCTTGATTCTGTTTCTAACCGTATCTTTAATAATCAAATCAATATAACCACGAAATTTGATATTCTTAGGTAATCCATAATCAAGGGCAGTTTCAATACCAATTAACTCATATCCTCTTTTACTGAAATACATATTTCGTTTCTTCTTGAAATAATCAAGAATCTTTAACCCATCTTCGTAAAACTCTACCATTTGGTCTTTTGTACAAAACTCATCCCCACCATTCTTTTTAACAATTTCTAAGAAGTTCTTCTTCAGTCTATCTTCAAGTTGTTCATCCAAATAAAGTTGGTCTGCCTCTTTAATACTTTGAGTATACATCACTTTTAGATATTCTTGTAACACCTCGTGCATACTCGTTCCAAATAAAGTATGTATATTATCAGTAAATACTGATAGTCTATCTACATAATTAAGTTTCCACATATAAGGACATTTATCCCATTGTGAAAACTGACTATATGATATTGATTTTCTTTTAGCCATTAAGTTTTTGTATTACCGATTGTTTGGGTAGTGCCCCTACAAATCTATCTACTTCAACTCCGTTTTCTTCAATCACCGTTGTCGGAACTGAACGAACTCCATATTGAGAAGCTAAAGTTTGGTTCTCATCTACATCAACAAACTGAATTGAATGACCTTCTCCTGCTACTTCGTTCATAACTGGTTTAAATGCTTTACACGGACCACACCACGTGGCCGTGAAATATTTTGCTGTTCTCATTTTAATCTCCTAATCCATCCATTTTCCGTGTGTAAATAAATGCCAAGTTCGATGTTTCAATATTTCCCACATCAATCCTACATATGATTCTGATTCGTAGAATCCTACTTCACAATCATACCTATACATTATTTACCCCACTTTCCATTTTTTACGATTGTGGCCATAATACCATAGTTGGATACATCAAGAAATGCATCTTCCATTGGTTCACCTTCTACTGCATTTTCACGACCACTCATCAATAGAGTTTTTAGTCGTTGTATCTTATCGTTCATTCTGAACCATAAACCCGTAAGTGATAACTTCACTTCTTCGGGTGTTATTAATTGTGAACCAACACTTATGTTACCTGGACCGTAATCGTGTTGTTTATGTAAGAACAATTCATATTGTTCTCGTTGTAATCTACGAAACTCTGCGGTCATCTGTGGCCACTCTTGTTCCATCATTGTTACAATATCGCCATGGTCGCCTGTCAAATAAGAATTTACTTCTTTTTTTGTACTTGATTCTTTAATTGCCTTTGGCATATTATCTCCTTATTTCATACTTGATCTTACGAATAATTAATGTAAAAGTCAAGTAATTTTATCAACTATTCCGTATTCTAAACATTGTTCTGAAGTTAGATATGTATCTTGTTTTGAAACTTCTTCCCAAAACTCTTGGGTTTTCTTTGTAACTTTACCTAAAATACGATTTATGTTTGTTTGTAATTTTTTCAAGTGGTCTGCTCCTTTTAATACATCAGAAGTTTTACCAACTTCAAATGCTGAACCTTCATGAACCATAACCGTTGAATTTTCTGTCATTGTTCTTTCACCAGTTCCACACGCTAATATCACGGCGGCTGCAGACATACAGGCTCCAATACAACGAGTGTTCACTTTAACTGGTAACGAATTAAAATAATCAATCGTTCCTAACATGGCGTAAACATCACCACCATAAGACGAAATGACTAAATTTACATCGTTCTTTCCCTTAGTATATTGAATAAAGTTATCAAACCTTGTCATAACAGAATATAATTGGTCTGTATCAATCTCATAAGTTAAATACATAGTGCTCGTACCTAAATTAATACCCCATTCTAACTGTTTGAATAATATTTGTGTTTCTGTATCCAATCCTGGCATATCTGCATAATGTACTTTCAATAACCGTTCAAGGTCCCGTTGTTCTGACATACTTTCTCCTATTTTTTAAAGACGAATACTGGTTCATATTTATAACCTGCACCCATCACACTTGATAATGTTAACTGTAATGTATCTTCTTGGGCAAAACCCAACTCTTTTGAAATCTTTACTGTTTGTTCTTCTATAAATTTATACTTTGGTGTGTTTGCGATATTATATAACATATAACCACCTTCTTTTAACCCGTAATAACAATTTTCTATTGTCTTTTTTAAAAAACCATTTACCCACTCATCTTGAGTAGGATACTTTATATAACTTTGTGTGGACTCATCGGAATACTTTTCCGTGTCGAAATAAGGTGGTGAAGTAAAACACAAATCGAGAGATGATTTGTTTGGAAGATATTCTTCACTCCCTTGTTTATATATATCAACTTTTTTACTAATATAACTGAATTCCTTGCTCATCTGTAATAAACCCTCGTAGGTCTTTGAAGATGGTTCAGTTCCTATGTAATGTTTGGTATTAGATGATGAAAGGAATCCAAGTAATCGTCCACCCCAACCACAACTCATATCCCAAATAGTTCCATCACCACCAAACTTCTCATAGATTAGTTTTGCTGCTGTAGGACGGAAGTTAGATACTGATTGAACACCTGAATATAACTTCAAAGATTGTCGTAATCTATTTTCATGGAACTTGTTTCTTTCTCCTTCTGGATCCTCACCCTTATAATGTTTCTGTTCCCAATTCCAACACTTTGTAATAACTGACTTGAATATCTTATCATCATTGAATGCCTGCATCGGTGATGTTCTTGAATGTCCACATTGAACTGACCAAAAGTGTGGAAAGTATGACCAAGCCAATCTCAAACAATGCATAGTTTGGACTATCTGATTGTCAATGAATATTGTATCAACATCAAACTTTTTGAGTTTCCTCATATGTTCGTGTTTTTCATCTTCACGAATTGTATAGTGTGGGAATCCATGACGCCTGTAATAATCGAATATGACATCTACACCATATTCTCTATCTACTACATCTATTGAATTTGTAACCCTTTCAAACTCTAAGTCTCTTTCATCTACATCAATGAACTTACCAAGAGTTTCATAGTTTACTCTTGCCATTAGGGTAGATTTAGTTTCTTGATTTCCTTTGGATCTACTCCATATTTTTGGAGTATTGTTTTTAGATTTGCCTTACCTTGTTCTGTTGAATAAAATACTTCTGCATATTCTTGTGCCTCTGTAAGACTTGATTCATAGTATTTTGATACTATTTCTAATAACCATTTTGGGTGTTTCATATTCTTCTTTCCTTTAACATATTTTAACCATTCTTTCTTCTTTGGAAGAACATTGGTATATAATTTATACAAATCTTTTGGTTTAAGATTGTATCTCTGAATTTCATTTACCACATCAACATATTCCATCTTCATAGATAGAAATCTATGTATCATATAGTTAGACCACTGCTTCTTCTCTGTTTCGTTTAGAGAATCCCAATAACCTTTGGTCTGTTTTTGTGTAATGTGTGTAACGTGGTCGAATAGACCTTTATTCTTCATATTTATCCATTATCGGTATAGTTTTCCATTTTGAATTTTTACCAAATAGTTTTCTTCTAAAATCAGATTTAAATTCCCCATCAATTCTTATACTAACACCATACCCATTTGTTTTACAACCATGTACTTTAGTACTATCGAACCAACACGAATATCCTTTCATATAAATAGGTTTATTATTTTCCATAACGAACAATTTTCTGCTGTTACTCAGAGATATCCATATCATTTCTTGTCGCCATTCTTTTTTTCCGTGATCTACATGAAGTATTGGTTCTGCTGTATTCTCATTGAAAATGAAAAAAAATCTTCCAATATTCTTAAATGGTAAATTTGATACAAACTGTTTTAAAAGTGGAAAATAATCATATATTAAATCGTCCATCCAATAATCAGACTTATCTATCATAGAATAATTGAATATTTTATAATATTCAGGAATAACATCTCTTAAAATTACTGTTTGTGTTTCACCTTCTTGTTTAGTATTTTTATATCTCAAATGACTTTTATTTGCTGTAAAATCTTCAATATATTTTTTTGGTATTTTATGAATAGAATCTATAAATTCTTTATTAATCAACTCCAATTTAGATAAATCTA